TTGGGTAAGCTTATTGTTTTTACTGTTTGGTTACTCGATCTTTCGTGACTCCTCTCCTGCTGTTCTTTCATTTGTTCCTCCTTGACCCGGCAGAATTGCGAAGTACCTCTCCGCCATAGCCCGGGTCACTGTTTTTCCATCCACCTGGATGGTCTTGTACCTACGCAGCACCATTGTCGGGCTATTGCCCATCGCCAGTGCGGTTGTTGAAGCATCTCCTGTCATAGCTAAGTAGTAGGTAGCAAAGCTGTGACGATTTGCGTTTTGTTTCCAAGTAAAAAGCGGTTTTTCTTTTTGTATTTTGTGAATTAAATCTTCAAGCCAAGCATACAGGTCTTTATTAATTTCACCTGATCCAAGACTTTTAAGTATATTTCCTTTATATAGCCTAAAAGGGCTAAGCCAAGCTTTTAGGTTGTCGGTCATTGCAATAGTTCTATCGTTGTTAGCTCTTGATTTAGAACCACCTACAAGCTTTCCTTTAATTAAAATCAAATTGCTAGACCAGTCGAGGTCTTCCCAGTTCATTCTCTCTATTTCGGACGATCTCACCCCCGCAAAAGCACCCAAAACAACCCATGGAATAATCCTTTTTGGGGCGTTTTTTAAAATTAGACGCATGTCCTCGACGGACCAACTTTCTAATTTAGCGTCATTAACCCGGATACTTTCAGTCTTTTCAGCTTGGTGATCCTTATCTGGTTCCAAGTAGTCCTTCCTCTTGGCGTAGTCAAAAATCATGCTGATGGCTCCGCGGTAGTGCTGTCGAGTTCTTGGCTGCCATTCCGGGTTGGCCAAGAATGAATCCAATTCTTTGGCCTTGATTGTGGAGATAACTCGGCCACCAAAAACCCTCTCAAACTTACCCCAACGAACCTGGAGAGTTTGTTTCTGCCGCTTTTCAATAAAGGTATCGTTCAGCTTGATGTTGAGCATTTCCTTCAAAATTTCACTAACCGTGATCTTTGGTAGTTTGTTATCACTGGTTCTCAACCACAGGTTGACTGCCTCACTCAGGGGAGTACCACCCATCTTTTTTTCTAGGTCCCTAAAATAAATCAACTCTTTATTTGATACGGCGACCATCGAAGCTCTTCCGTCAGCCAAGTCTCTGGCAATTCTACGAGCCTCGCGCTTTGCTTCGGTAAGTTCTGCAATTGCTCGACGTTGTCTTTTCCCTTCGGCCCACCACGTAACCATGTACGTCAAATAATTCTTATTGTTGACGCACTGATATATTTTAACATTGGCGAATCCATCTTGGATCTCGATCGGCTTAAATTCTTTTTTCATGCTGAATCGAAACATTACTGACAATTAATGTCTGTCGTCAAGGAAAAGTTGTACATTTTATGACCGCTCGCTCGTCATTAGTGTCAACTGTAAGTCGTTTTTACTCAACAAAAGCCTAGACAAATCGTGTACAAGTTACTGACAGTCAATGGTTTTGTAAACCGCTGGTCGTCGGTTCAAATCCGACAGCCGGCTCCACTTTAAGTAGTTGGAATACAGTAGCTTGAGTGAATGACCCCTTAAAAATTTGTATTGACAAATTCTCGATTACTGACAATTAATGTCTGATGCCAACGACTTTGTATGGAAAGGTATGGCCAGATGGGGCCGGAAAACTCGAAATTGAGCTTATGGCTTTCAAGCTTGGGCTGACCCCCGAAACGGGAGGTTTGGGCAAGTTTCAGCATTTCAAAAACGTTGTGGAGATTCTGTGGCCCTACCACAAGACGCGAAACAAAGCCGGGTTCTGCTGGCACCCTTGGGCGGAGCGGATGATCCAGGCAGCTTGCGAGCAGGACTACCTTGCTATCTCCGGCCCCAAGTCCAGCGGGAAGACGGCGACCTTTGCTATGTGGGGGTTGGTGAACTGGCTATGTGCTCCCCACGAGACCCTTGTCTTGGTTACCAGCACATCTATTCGGGAGGCCCGTAAACGCCTTTGGGGAGGCATCCGTGAGCGATTTTTGCAGGTCCCAGGCTTTCCCGGGAAATTGATAGACTCCATGGGTAAGATCATTTTGACGGAAGGGGAGTCCAGCGACAGGTCATCAATAACCCTGGTGCCGTCTAGCCCTGACAAAGAAAAGGAGGCCACAGCCAAACTTATCGGGCTTAAGAACCAGCGGGTGTTCCTTATCATCGACGAGGCCACCGACGTGACCAATTCGGTCTTCGAAGCTATCTCCAATCTAAACGCCAACCCTACCTTTCAATGTATCGCCTTGGGTAACTTTGCCAGCCAGTACGACCCTTTCGGTATGTTCGCTACTCCTGTGGGCGGATGGAACTCGGTCACGGTAGATCAAGAGGAGTGGAAGACGAAGCTGGGTTTATGTCTTCACTTGGACGGAGCCAAGACACCTAACCTTGATCATGACGACGCCTGGCCGTTCTTGCTTACGACAAAACAACTGCGGCACGCCGAAGACCACGACGGCGAGCACAGTATCTCTTTCTGGCGATTTATCCGTTCCTTCCCAGCCCCAGGCGGAGCGGAGGAGTCTATTTATTCAGAAGCCGACTTCCGCAAGTTCGAGGTCGATAAAGCTCCTAAGTGGATTGAGCCACCCAAGGTAGTCGCTGGACTCGACCCTTCGTTTACCAACGGCGGAGACAGAACGGTGTTGTATTTCTTGGAGTACGGACGGACTGAAGAAGCAGGGCCTACTGTGAACTTAAAAGAATTCACTATCATCAGAGAAAACGTAAACGACCCACAACCCAGAAACTTTCAGGTGGCTCGGCAAGTTATGGCCGAATGCCAAAAGCAAGGGGTGCCACCGGAATATCTAGCGGTCGACGCCACCGGTGCGGGAGATCCGCTCTGCGATATTATTTCCGAGACGTGGTCTCCACGAATCTTGCGGGTGAAGTTCGGAGAAAAGCCCAGCACTCTGCCGATCAGCTCAAGCTCGATGGTGGAGGCCAAGGACAAATACGGGAATAAGGTCACCGAGCTTTGGTTTGGTGGAGTTGAGTTTATGCGGTCAGGCCAGTTGAAAGGTGTGATTCCTGAGCTGGCCAGAGAACTAACTAGTAGGAAATACACAACGATGGCTGGGGGTAAGTTGGTCGTAGAGTCCAAGCGAGATTACAAGTCGCGGGTAGGGAAGAGCCCCGATTTGGCAGACGCAGCTTTTGTTGGGTTGGAGTGTATTCGGGTACGAGTCGGAGCAATGGCTGGCGGAACGGTGATGGCAAGGAAGAGCGGGGGCTGGCAAGAGCAGGCTCGCCGACTGGATCGCGTGATCGACACCAACAAAGACCCCGTGTTAAATTATTGACTTTTAACTGACAGTAGACAGAATAGTCGTTCACGTGGACATCTTACTCGAGAACATCAGCGAAACAGGAGCCCCGCCAAAGGCACGTCTTAAAGACGCCAAGTCGGCTCACAGTATTTATACTACGCTGAGAGAGTCGGATGCGCACGCTGATCAGGATCGCAGTAAGGTCCAAGCGATGTTCGATGGGGATCCACCCTACAACCCGAGCACGCTTCGCAGTATGGGTCAGGCGTACCGCGCCAATCTAAATTTTGGTGAAGCTGCAGCAGACCTGGAGAATGCACTCGCCGCCTACACTGATTTGGTAAACGGCGTAGAGAAGCTAGTCGAAGTTAAGACTACGTTCGGCGATGCGAGCGAACGACAGAACTGGGCAGGGGCGATCTCCGAAGAGTTCCACAAGACTTTGGTTGAGTGGGATCAGTTTCATTTTAATTTTCAATTGTTGGCTCATCACTTTATTTCACAGGGCCTCGGAGTTACCTTCTTCGAGAACGATAAAGACTGGCGCTGGCGTGTTTGCGGGATTGGTGACTTTCTTATTCCCCGAGGCACACAGGCCACCGAAGATCGGATTGAGTTTGCCGTAGCGCGCCGTGTTTACCTGGCTCACGAGCTTTACAATTTCATCAAGAACCCCAAGGCCGCTAAAGAAGCAGGCTGGAATGTTGAAGAGGTTCGCAAGGCTCTAGCTACACTTCACAAAAATAACCGCCCCGGCGACCAGAGCTGGGAAGAACTGGAGCGGGAGTTTAAAAACAACGATCTATATCACTCCTACGCTCGCGCCGGTGAGATTCGGGTGAATCACTATTACGTACGTGAATACGACGGTTCTGTGAGTCACTATATTGGCTTGCGCGACGGATCGAATACCGACTTCCTTTACAAAAAAGAAGGTCGCTTCAAGAAAGCTACAGAAGCCTTCAACCTATTTACCTTTGGCGTCGGCAATGGCACGTACCACTCCATCCGCGGCTTGGGCTACAAAATCTTCCCGCATATCCAGGTAAGCAATCGTCTGCGTTGCGCGATGGTCGACGGCTCTATGATGTCGACCAGCTTGGTTCTCCAACCCAAGACGGCTGAAGATGTGAGCCGCTTGTCATTGGCGTTTGCCGGACCTATTTCGTTCCTTCCTCCAAATCTTGAGGTCGTATCGACTCAGTTCCCCAACTACAACAACAGCGTAATGCCGGTTGTTCAGGAACTCTCCATGACCCGCCAAGCGAACACGGGGAGCTACCGATCCCACCAGCAAGTGCAGGGGAGTAAGGAAAGAACAGCGACTGAGGTTCAGGCTCAGCTGGCGAACGAATCCGTTCTTACTACTGCTAGTATTAATTTGTTTTATGTAACTTGGGGAAAGCTCCTCAAACAAAGTTTCCAGCGCTTGCAGAAAGATACCTGGCAGCCTGGCGACGCCGGCTATGAAGGTTACGCAAAGTTCCGTTCGAGGCTCGAAGAACGAGGGGTGCCGTGGAAAGCAGTGCTCGACGTACACGAAGTCATCCCGGTCCGTGCCGTCGGTTACGGATCTAGTGGTGCCCGTATCTTGGCCTTCAACGAATTTATCCAACTCCTTCCTCGGTTTGACGAAGTGGGGCAGCAGAATCTTATCCGTGATCGTGTTGCCGCTCGTGTCGGCTACGATCAGGTCGATCGCTATCTCCCAGCCGGGAAACTCAAGGAACGCTTACCGACCGACGCCAAGATTGCCGAACTCGAAAACGCTCAGTTCCAAGACGGACGTCCTATTTCTGTTATGCCTACCGAGAATCACTCGGTTCATATTCGTGTTCACTTGGCCGACGCCCGTGGGATGCTCGACGCTACCGCCCAAGGCATCGCCAAGCCTGATATGGCTTTGGCTTATCTCTCTCTGAACTACCAACACTCAATGATGCACCTCCAGCAGAT